TTGACAGGTTCTGCGTCAGGAGCATTAGGTTCGTTAACTAGCAGCTCATTGCCAAATACATCAGGTTTGCTATCTGGTGTTACTTCTAGTTTACCTGCAGGTCTAGCTGGGCAATTAAGTTCTGCGATAAGTTCAATTAGCGCGGGTGGTCCAACGCAAGTTAAATTACCAACTGTCGCCACTAACACTATAGATAGATCAACTGTTACATCACAGATTGGTTCTATATTAGGTAATCCCAAAATACCAATGCCCCAATTTAGTTCTGATGATTCAGCCGAGGACACCGATGAAGAAGATGTAGCAGAAGCTGATGAGCAATTCGATGAATTAGAGTCACAATTAGATGATCAATATGTAGCAGTCCAGCAGACAAGAAATGCATATTTAGATGCTCTCAATAACTTACCGGCCGGCGACCCTGGAATAGTATCAGCCCAAGCTGCATATGATCAAGCAACTAATCAGTATCAGTCTATACTAGACCAAATAAACACTGCATAAATACACTAGAGGATCAATATGCCAAATTATAGAGGGTTCAGTACAATTAACGCTAATAAACCACAGACGACTACGGCGCCTGTGGGACCCGACGGTAGCATCGGCAGCACGATCACACCTATCATTGTTGGGAAGAAGTTTGCTTTAGTTGACCAGCCCCTCGTTGTTCAAGACTTCATGAATGCATTGAATATCCCTAAGGGGCAGAAACCCGGTAAACCGCAATACGGTACTACTCTTTGGGATTTCGTTTTTGAACCAAACACACTAGATGTTCAAGTTAAGTTACAGAATGAGATACGCAGGGTAGCAGCACAAGATCCTAGAATTACTCTTAATAACGTCAATGCTTATCCGCAAGCAGGTGGGATTTTAGTTGAAGTTCAAATGGCAGTATCACCATTCAATCAAGCACAATTACTAAGTGTTTTCTTCAGTAGCACCAATAATTCCGCATCAATTCAATAAAATCAAGGTTTTTAGGTTAGATAAATACTAGAATAAGAGTATATAACCTATGGCAACCTCATCTAGACAATCAGCGATTTTTGGCGTACAAGACTGGAAAGCGATTTACCAGACGTACAGCCAAGCAGATTTTAAGAGTTATGACTATGAAACACTACGCAAAAGTTTCATTGATTATCTAACTACCTACTACCCTGAAACCTATAACGACTATATCGAATCAAGCGAGTTCATTGCTTTGCTTGATGTTATTGCGTTTATGGGACAGGGTCTAGCATTCAGAAACGACTTGAATGCTCGTGAGAACTTTATTGATACTGCCGAACGCCGTGATAGCGTTATCAAACTAGCGAATTTAGTTAGTTATACTCCTAAACGAAACTTAGAGGCTGAAGGCTACATCAAAGTAACTAGCATTCAGACTACACAGAACATTCAAGATATCAATGGGTTCAACTTAAGCAATACCCCAATCTTCTGGAATGACCCTGCGAACCCTAATTGGTTAGAACAGTTCAATACGATCATCAATGCTACGTTGATCAATAGTCAACGTATCGGTAATCCGGGCAACACCGCTACTATTCTAGGTGTACTGACACAAGAATACGGAATGAACATCCCGTCAAATGCATTACCAATCGTACCGTTCAACGCTACAATTGCAGGAACGAACACTAATTTTGAATTGACTAGCATGACCAGCGTTGGGTCAGATAGTCTATATGAAATCCCACCAGCACCAAGTGGTGTGTTCAATATGCTATATCGTAACGATCAATTGGGTTACGGTAGTCCAAACACAGGTTTCTTCTGCTACTTCAAGCAAGGGTCATTGCAGAATTACGATTTCTCACTAGACCAACAAATCAGCAACCAAGTAGTAGATATTGATATTCAAGGTATCAATAACACTGATACCTGGCTGTATCAGTTAAATGACAACAACTCATCAACACCTGTCACATTGTGGCAGTTGGTCGAAAACGTATATGCAGACGCATATCTTCAAGCAGAAACAAGTAACAGAACAATTTTCTCAGTAACTTCGCGTTTCAATGACCAAGTAAGTTATGTGTTCGGTGACGGTGTATTCAGTCAAATCCCAGTGGGTAACTTCAGAGCATATGTTCGTGCAGGTAATGCATTGACTTATGTTATTCAACCTACTGAAATGCAAGGGTTGAATGTCAGCTTCACTTATGTTGACCGTTATGGTAACAATCAAACATTGACATTGGGTTTGAACTTACAAACTTCAGTATCAACCGCACAGGCTCGTGAAAGTCTAGCAAGCATTAAGCAAAATGCTCCTAGCAGATACTACACACAAAATCGTATGGTCAACGGCGAAGACTACAGTAACTTCCCATACACCTTGTATAGTTCTATCATGAAAAGCACAGCGATTAACCGCTCAAGCGTTGGTGTGTCTAAGAACTTTGACTTACTAGATCCTACTGGTAAATATTCTAGCACAGATTGCTTTGCGAGTGATGGCGCAATGTATCAAGATAGTACAAACGGGTTTGATTTATTGACCATCACTTCAAACACTGATATTATCTCGTTCTTGAATAACACACTAGCAGAACAGTTAGCAGATAATAGAGCGATACAATATTATATCCAGAACTATCCTAGATACACTGTAAATTCTGCGTCAGGCGATGGTACAGTATATTGGAATCTAAGCACGGTTGATGCTAACAGCAACACTGGTTATTTTTATAACTTACAGGGACAAGTTCAACTACCTATTCCGACCGGAACATATAATACCCACAATGTAATGTACGTGACACAGGGAGCAATGCTACAATTCATTGCACCATCGGGCTATTATTTTGATAGTAACAACAGATTAACTCCTGGTATCCCTGGCCCGAGCAATACTACTTTTATTTGGACAACGGTATTGAATGTTATCGGCGATGGATACAACAACGGCGTTGGTCAATTCAGCAATGGCAATGGCCCCGTCACATTAAACAACTTTATCCCACAAGGTGCTATACTAAACACGATCATTCCTAGCTTTGATAACAACTTACCATCTGATGTTATTCAAGAGGCTATTACTCGTATGGGATTGAATGAGAATTTCAGTTTGATTTTCAATAATAGTTTGAGTATTGCCCAAGAACGCTGGTCTATTGACATTTATAACACTAATAATTGGTTTGTGAACTTCCAATGCACTGGAACAAATCAATATACTATCACTTACCAAAGTATCGCATACTACTTTGGCAGCGTCGCTGATACTAGATTTACATTTAATGGTGATAGATTGATCTATGATCCGTATAGTGGTAAAAGCATTCAAGATTATGTTTCTGTGTTAGCAACGAATACTCAGTACAATAGCAACTATCCATTAGCAGCACCGGTGCAAGTATATGTTGTTGGTCAAACTATCGAAAGTGATGGTTATGTTGATGATTTCTCTATTGAAGTTTCTAGCATCGATGTAAACAATAACACAGTTATCGCTAACCCTGACTTCTTCCAAACTGTTACAGGCTATCAAGCTAGTGCAAGTAACATTGGCATATATGCGTTCTTTGAATTAGTACAAGATGCTATCAACTTGTCTAGAATGCAACTTATCGATTCTAGTACAGTAGTATATGGAGTTAACTTCCCTAACCTATCAGTTATTGAGACTGTGAAGTATCAGTATCCAATGGGTCAATTGTTCTATGCATATGCAGAGGATACCTTCTATACGACTATGCAAGACAACACAGTAACGACCCTTAGTTATATCGTATATGAACCAATGATTGGTACGTTACCGCAGTATTATATGCAACCAGGTCGTCAAGGATTGCAGTTCCAATACAGACATAACAGTGACGATACAACTCGTATCGACCCAGTTGTTACAAACATCATCGATCTGTATGTAGTGCCGCAAGCATACTACACTGCATATCAAAGTTATATTCAAGATACTACTAATACGATTCCTATCCCGGATCAACCTACAATCAGTGAATTATCTACTGAATACGATCAAATTCAAAACTATAAGATGTTGACTGATGCTGTTATTGTAAACAGCGTGTCGTTCAAACCATTGTTCGGTCCTAAAGCGGCACCAAACTTACGTGGTACTATCAAAGTAATACCAAACGCAAGTACAAACGCAAGTAACAATGAAATTGTTAGTGCGGTGTTATCAGCAATGAACAGTTATTTCGATATTAACAATTGGAATTTCGGTGATACTTTTTACTTCAGTGAGTTGAGTGCATACATACATAGCAACTTAGGTGATTATGTTAGTTCTACTGTTCTAGTACCTAACGATCCTACAATGCAATTCGGAGACTTATATGAAATTAGATCAATGCCTTACGAAATTTTCGTAAACGCAGCTACAGCAAACGACATTCAAGTGATCGCAGCGTTAACTCCTGCAACACTGCAAATCGGCCAATGATAAGTATATAATACACAATTGAGATTTTAAGCGATATGGCAACACGAATCAGAACACTAAACTTTTTACCAGATATCTTCCAAACTCCTACAAACAGTCAGTTTTTGCAGGCATCGTTAGATCAAATCGTAGATCAACCCAATCTACAAAAAATGCAAGGTTTTGTGGGTAGCACATTTGGTTATGGTATCAATGCTACTGATTATTATGTAACAGAACCTACCCAAACTCGTACTGATTATCAATTAGAACCGGGCGTTATTTTTAACGACCCTAACTTAACAGCGCCAACAGATTTTATTTCATACCCTGGTATCAACGACTTCGTGAATACTAGCGGCGGTTTGTCTGACAACAACTCTAGACTATATGAAAGTGATTTCTATTCATGGGATAGCTTCACTAACCTAGACGCATTGATCAATTACAACCAGTACTACTGGATTCCTACGGGTCTTCCAGCAGTTCAAGTTGGTGCTGATACTGTGTTCCAAACAGAAGATTATGTTGTTACTGACTTAGCAAACACATATGAAATTGCACCTGCTGGTGGCACAAGCCCATCTAACCCTGTCCTTACATTGCTAAGAGGTGGTACATATACATTTGCTGTAAATCAAGGAACTCAGTTCTGGATTCAAGGTCAGCCGGGCGTTACTGGCTTTGACCCAACTCAGCCTAACATGCAAACTCGTGCGGTGTATGGAGTAACAAACAATGGCGCCGAAGACGGTGTAGTCACATTTAATGTCCCGTTGAAAGATGCTCAAAACTCTGATATCTTCCCTGGCACTAATACAGTTGATATCGTTTCAACATTGCCATTCGCACAAGTGCAAGGTCAATTAGTAAGTAGTATCGGAAACATCGATGGTGTTACATCATTAGCAGGCTTGACTGTGATGTTCTTCAACACTGGCGATACTAACAATTATGGTTACTTAAATCAATTCTATGACGTTACAACATACGATGAAAACGGTGGTGTTGGCTATTCAAATCTAAACTTCCCTGGCACTGATATCTATGATGATAACTTTGAAGGTGGGTACTACACAGACTTCACTTCAAACTTCTATACTATCACATATGTTGGTGACCCTAGTAATCCAGTAATCAATTTAGTACCAAGCGGTAGCATTCCAATTGATCAACAGATCACTGCTAACTACGGTATCGAATACGGTGGTCGTGACTTCTACAAAGATGTCGGTGGTAACATCGACTTGATCCCCTACATCAGCGCAACACTCGATACATTGTATTATCAAGATGGTACTGATCCAGACAAAGTTGGTGTGATTCAGTTAATTGACGATAATACTACGAATACTATCAATGTTGATACAGATATCCTAGGTCAATTACAATATACTTCAACTAACGGTGTTGTGTTCAGTAATGGTTTAGTAGTTGAATTCGAAACTACAGTCGTTCCATCTACTTACGCAAGTAACTCATATTATGTTCAGGGCGTTGGTACTGGTATCCAATTGATTCCGGTAACAGACATGATAGTCCCAGAATTGAGTTCCGGTGCTACCTATATCCCATGGGATACAACTCCATACGATATCGGTAACTATGATTCTAGTTTGTATATCCCAGTCACGCCTGACTACATTACAATCGCTAGAAACAGTTTAGATAGAAACGCATGGTCACGTAGCAATCGTTGGTTTCACATTGATGTTATCAATGCGACAGCGACCTACAATCAAGACCCTACTATCGCAACAACGTATGCTACTCAAGCAAACAAAGCAAAGCGCCCTATCATTGAATTCTATCCTAGTTTAAAACTATATAATTCTGGCGCTTATGGTAAAGCACCTATCGACTTTATCGACACAAAGACAACTGATGCTTTCACTGAAGTAGCTGGTCATAGTCAATACTACCCAGACACTGCTGCTTACACTACATATAACGCAGCGATTGAAGGTGTAGCAGGTCCAGTAGCAGATATTGCAATTGGATATACTACTAATTTCAGTAACTTGGTTGTGTTGTCATCAGGTACTACAGATGGTTTCAGCGTCAACGATGTTATCATATTCAATGCTAATATCGGTGGCTTAATTGCTGGAACTACTTATTATATCAGTAGCATCGAAAGCAGTACCTCTTTTCAAGTAACAGATGCAATGAATGGCAATTCATTAACATTGAGTTATGATAACACATCAACAACTGCTACATGGTATCCTAGAAGCACAACTATCGTTGTGCCTAGTTCAGATGCGTTTGGATCTCTAATCATCGGTCAATATATTCTTGACGTATATTACAATCCAGCGACAACATCAGTTCTACCAAATAACGCATATATCACAAATGTAACCGCAGATCCAATCAGCGGCAATACTACGATTAACGTAGCATGGCCAAGTGATATAGTGTTTCCAACTATGACTAACGCATCTATCGTCAC